CCAGTTGCAACAACATGATCTTCAACCCAATCTACTGCTCCTATCTCAATCAATAGTTTTTTTGCAGCGATTGGGTTCTTTGGGCAGATAGCGATTTGTTCAATAGTAAATTTCATTTTAAGCTCCATAGGGTAAAATGCATCCAGTAAGATACTTGTGATGCTGTTTGTCTTTAAGTAAATAGGCAACGAACTCTGCTAATAATTTAGGAGGTGTTTCTTCACCTGTTAACAATCCATTCAATTGATACTCTTGAGCATACTCTTTGCTCCAGCCACGAGTTTTAACAACTTGCTCGTCTATTGAATCACTCATGCCAGTGCCAGATAATTTATTAGGAGCAATGCCGAATACAGTTATGCCATGCTTTTTTGTAAGCTCACGAGCCATCTGTAAAGTCATTATGTGGGCTGCAGCTTTAGAAGCATTGTATGCGAGAGAACAAGTCATAGGCATGTGGGCTGCATTGCTAACAATGTTTACTATTGTGCCTTTGCTTTTTATTAACATCGGCAAGCAAGCTTTAGCCATCATGTAAATGCCTTTAGCATTGGTGTCCATAACTTTGTCCCACTGATCTTCTGTAAAGTTTTCAAGCCAATCAATTATATTAACACCAGCATTATTTATCAATATGTCTAGTTCTTGGATTGAATCTAGGAAGTCAGGGTTGCGGACATCTGCATTGTCTTTAATATCATAGTCATAAACTGTGTGACCTTGGTTTTTAAGTTCATCGTGTAAAGCCAAGCCAAGACCTTTACCAGAGCCTGTAATCAAAATTTTAACCATAGTTTTCTCCTTTTATTAATGACTCGACCATTGCTGCATAAACTGCTGCATCGTGTATTGAGTCTTTGTGTTTAAGATCGCTGTTAGCGAACCTTGTAATTTTAACAATCATAAGCTCAAAAAGATGCCAGACATTATAATCGTCAACCGTTTTTAAATCAATGCCTTTAGGGAACAATGCAACCATAACTTCACCGACTGATTTGTAATTGTCTCCATAGACTTTATTGCGTTCACGAAATGTCTCTGCCATCTCCTCTAAGATTTTAGCTGCATCTTTATTCATTTTCTGATTTCCCGTCTTGAAAGCCTTTTTCAACATCATCTTCATAGTTGTTTGCTTTATCAAAAAGCTCTTCTAGTTCTTGTTTTTGGAAATTAGTTATATCGAACAACCTTCCTATTTTCTGGTTATTAAGTTCGATGTCATTCCCTCTGATTTTAAGGTTCATTAGAAGTCTCCTGGAGCAACTTGCAGGCAGGTTAATCCCTCGCCACGCCACATATCAACAACCGATTGCCTATCTTCTAAAACGAACCAGATGTCTTTGTAATCGAAATTATCTTCTAACAACTTCCTTTTGCAATCTGCGTCTGGCGACATGTTTTTTAAAGGTCGCATAATAAGCCTATCATAAGGAACATCATTTGTCCTTAACCATTTAGAAGTGTCTCTGCGACAACTCTCATCACGAGCAGTCATTACAACAATCTCAGTTTCTGCGTCTTGGAGCATCCTTACAATGTTACAAATATTTTCTATGGGTTTATCACCTATGCCTGCTTTGTTAAAAGCTTTGTAATCTTTATCTTTATATAGGTGTATGCGGTGACCATAGTCAGATAGAGTTCCGTCTAGGTCAGCAATGATTATGCGTTTACCCATGATGGCACCTCCGTGTTCTTCCATACTGCGAAGCTCATCTTCTCTCCTAAGTAATAATCTCTGTAAGCTTTTACAGTGTCATCACCTTTGTATTGATCAGGCATGCACTGGGGTGGAGGTGTAAAGTCTTTATCAATAGGCATGTGTAAGGGCAATGTTAATAAAGGTGTTAGCAACCTTTCGCATTCATGGGTTTTGCCATACCTAATTTCGTATTGCTCACAAAGATTAACAAGCAAGTAATATGCCCACCAATAGTTATCAGCACACTGCCTCACCCATACAGCTGAAGGGTGATTTTTAAAAGCAGACTTGTAAAGATCATTCTTGTCACAATGATCGTCGCCATCTAGCTCTCGGTGCGCAGTGCATAGCAGTTGTGCAGTCTCGAGTATCATTTTAACACAGTGCTTATCACAGTGCATAATTGCTGCTTTTTCTGGAGCAGAGTCCAAGTAAAATATATTCATGTTGTTCCTTTCTCAATAACAGAATTTTATTCTATTTAAGTTTAAAAGTAAATCTCTTTTTTACTTTATTCCATATGCTATCAACTTCTTGAGTTGCTTCTTCGACCTTTGTATATTGAACTTTGATCGATGGTTTTCTTTTATTTAAAATGTAGCTTATGGTTCTTACAGTAACATTTAAATCTTTAGCTATCTCAGACTTTTCAAAGTTATCTTTCATTGAATGAACTCTGTCGATAAATTCTTGATTGTACTTTTGCTTAAATGTCATTTTGACTCCTATGGATTTAGTGACTTGCCCATTGATGGTGCAGCCCACTGGGTTGGGGTTAAGAACGGTTCAGCCCATGGGTGAACATTTACAACTTCCTTAACCATTAACTTAAACACTTGCTGGTATTCACCTTGGGCTCTGGGAGACAGCCTTGACTTTGCCATCTCACTTAGCGTTCTTAAATTGAACTTTGCTACGATATTAGTGTGAATGTTTGTAGGCAATATTCCTCTAGCATCCTCTGCAGCAATACCTAAGTCTCTTAGCTCTTGATATTTATCGTTTATCATTTTCATAGCATCATCGTAAATTACATTCGCAGTTTCGTCTACATATATTTTTTCTGGAGTGTAATAGCTAAAGCCTTGCATATCTACTGTTCTTTGAGATTGCTGAGCATATGAAGCTTGACGAGTTCTTACAAACTGATGAGTGAACCCACGACTGACTTCACGAATGTTGAATGTGTAGTCAATGAACTCCCAAGACGATCTAATCGTATTAAGCATGTAATCGAGCTCTGCTTTCTTTTTATCTTCATCCCACTGGGATATTTTATCATAGGCATCGTCATCATTCATAAGACGAGTATTTTTTGTGAACAACAGCAAGTCTACTGCGTCCGAGGTATAATTTACAAGTTGTACTTTCATTGTTTTTCTCCTTTCTGAGAGTGCATCCATCGGTTGTAATTAGAACTTGACCGAATGAATTTTTCTATATGCTGGATATCGTCTGCAACATCATCGAGTAAAATCTGACGCCATGTTGCAAAACGACCCAGCGAATATATTCCGTATTTACTTGTCATTTCAAATATAAATTGTTTCCTTAATTCTTCGTTGATAGGTTTTATTTTACCAAGATACTGCTCAGAAGATTTTAAGTCAACGAGCTTGCTTGGTTTAATGCCGAAGTCTCCCATGAGGACATCCATCATGTGTGGTCCGATAGATGCTTCAGGCTCTCTAATAAATTCTGATATAACAATATCGCCAACAACAGAGATCCTATAATATGGAACTAATGGGTCTGGGTAGTATATTGTTTGATGAACTTTGCACTCTGGAGATTCAATGCGAGCTTTTTGAGTCCATATCTTTTGCGAGGGAAAATCTGGTCTGTCTGGCCAACCTACAACTTTCATTAATACTGGCATTGGTATAGTTGATATTGTAGGGATAACATTTACATCTTTATTGTCAATGCTTGAAAGTTTCATGTCGTATTTTATCTGACAGTTTTCAGACATCATCCCGATAAGTTCCCATGGTGCTATGTATCGGTCTACAGGCTCAAGACTATTAATAGATCTATTCAATATCGATCCTGTTACTTTTTGTGAGTACAAATTACTCAAGAATAAATTCGGCTGGGTGTAAATATCACCTTTGTATTTTATAGCTTTGTTCACTCTTACTTTTGTAAAAGGTATGGCACAAGCTGTACCAACCTTGTCCGTTCTGAATCGGAGCAGAGCTCCTTGGTTGTTAGGGAGTTCTTTTTGAGCTTCGTAAATTATAGGACTAAAGCTCCTCAACATATTCCCTGCCAACAACCCTGCTAATCCTGCTCCATATATAATCATTTCTTTCTCCCATTTTTAGAATAAACACCTTCTGGCTTTTCAAACCTTCTTGTTTTAATATGCTGCCTTTCATATTTAGAAGGAATATTTAAACGGTTCAACCATTCGTCTGCGTCTTTATCGAGGATAGAATAATCTTCATAATCAGGATCAACCAAAGCTTTATATGCAGAAGCTTTTTTCATATAATACTTGGACCTCATTAATTTGAATTTTTTTCTATCCTCTTTTTTCATTTATCTAATTTCCAAGCTCTTACTTCGTTTGTTGCATAACCATCAGCACCTCTAACCGCTCTCGACTTGCAATTAAAACCAAGCTTTTTACAAACCATCCTAAAAGAAACAACGTCGCCTGACTTTGGAAACACAACACTGTCTCCAATAGACATTGCACTAACGAGCCTGACCCACTTATCCCTAGACAATGATGGGTCAGTTAAGGGAACACCACTTTCAATGGTGAACCCTTCTATTTGTTTTACGAACTTAGGCATCAATGAGTTCCACTCTGCCTTTTTTAATATCATGAGCGAGATCTTCTCGGCAACCACCTTTTGTGCTACCATGCCCTGCAGCAAGCTCAACGAACTCTTCGTATGATATTGTGCCATGCCCTAAGAACAAGCTAAAGTTATTCCAGCCACGAGTTCCCTCTTTACGAGGATTGGTATCTATTAGACACTTGATCTTTTTACCTGCGAACGCACCACGAGCTTTTGTTGAAGGTCTTATAGTAGTGTTGTGGGGTGTTTTGCCGAGTGGCGTCATTCCTGGAAGAGCCTCGACCTGAGGTGTCTTTTTGACTTTGTTCATAACCTTGATCGAATCAATCACATTAATTGCATCAAACGGTGTTGATGAAACATGAATGTCCGCAATAGCAGTCATGAATCTTTTTGCAGCAGTTTTGCTGTCAGAGAATTTATTGACAGGCTTGTCAGCAATCTCGTTGTATGCATTAACAAGCAATTTGCTTGTTACATTGCGGTCAGCAATAAGCTCATCAGCGTTTGTAAAAAGAGCAACACCGTTGCCCATTGAACGAGCAGCACTTTCAGATGAATATGCTCTAACAACTAGGCTCTTAGGGTTCAAAGTATAAGTAATAGTATTCATGATTTTTTCCTTTCTCAAATTAATCAATATAGAGAGTGTATCTTTTTTCTTTTAAGAAGTAAAGGACTTTCTTTCTCTTTAAAAACAAAGACTTAAACATTATATAGAAAAATATTTTAATCCTCTTGGACCAATTAAATACAAATTCTCCTTGGTTCTTGTTAGTGCAACGTACCATACTCTGTTCTCCTCGTCTGTTCCTAGATTGTCCCAACTTAGCTTTCCCATGTCTGTTATTAATACAACATTGTCTGCCTCGCCACCTTTGCTTTGATGGATTGTTGATATTGTTATTCTTGGGCTGTCTTTAAATTTTTCTCCATTGCGTAGGCAAGATCTCAAATATTCTCTTTCTTCGGGTGGCAGACCTTTTAACATTGTCATCCAGTCTTGGCTCTTAGCTGCTTGCGGCAGACCCATATCAGAAATTCTATATGAATCTTTTTTATCTAGTTTAACTTTAAAATTAAAAAAGCCTATCAAATTTTTAGCTTCATGTACAGATATTTCTTTATCGACACGCAACTTTTCCCAAGATGTTATTGCTAGAGTTTCGTCACTGTCTAAAGAGCTCTTGCCATTGTAATTGTATGCAAAGCCTTGTTGGCGGACAACCTTCTTTACTCTGTTTAAAAGGTATTTACTCCGACTCATACAAAGCCAAGTTCCCTCTTTGCTGAAGTCAACATTGTCTACATCTGATACATAGTTGACAGTTCCTTTATCTAATCTTGGTTGCCATGGCTTTGCATACCTATTTTTTATTCTGTTAACAACATCATTAGCCAATCTGTGGACTGATCTAGGAATCCTAAAGCTTTGAGGCAATATTCTTTTATCACCTTGTAAACTTAAAAACTTAGCAACGTCTGCTCCTGCCCATCCGAATATAGCTTGGTCGTCGTCGCCTGCGATGTAAACTTCGGAAGCTTCTGCGGAAGCAATAATTGCCATGCGGTATTGTAGGGAACTTAAATCTTGAGCCTCGTCAACTATGCATATGTCTAGAGGCAAGGACGAGTTGTATTTTTCTAACATGTCAGTAAAGTCTAACAAGCCATTTTCTTTTTTAAAAGTATAAAGAGATTTGTGATATTG